GGCTCAACGGTTATCGCTGGCAATCACCAACTAGAGGCAGCAAAAAAACTTGGTTGGACGCACATCGCAGTGTTGAACGTTCCTTTTGATCACGATAAAGCGATCGCTTTTGCCCTTGCAGATAATCGAACTTCAGATCTTGGTGAGGAAGATACGGACCTCCTCCACGAGATGCTGCTTTCAGTAGTAGAAGACATGCCTCAGTTTTTTGAAGAACTTGGGTGGGACGACTTCGAAATAGCAACTATCGATCTTCCAGATAGAACACTCATTCCCGAACCCTCCAACGAGGGGTGGACCCCACCGAGTCTGGTGGATCTAAAACCGGAGGTTCCTCCACCCAGCGTTGCGGACGATGACACAATGAAGTCGCTGGTAACGCAGGGTGCTACGGTGACCGGATCTGCTGGAGCCAGAACAGTTATTCAATACACGATGGTATTTAATGATGCGGAGCAACAGTCCGACTGGTATTCGTTTCTACGATACCTGAAATCTCATCATGATTATTCTGAGTTGCCAACGACGGCTTCTCAAGTTAATGCTTTTATTAAAAGCCATATTACGCCTAAGGAATAGTTATTTTACAAGTAAATTCTTTACCGGTTTTAGTTTTACTTCTTGCACTAACTTTTAGTTGAAGAGATTCTAAGAGAATCATTAACAGTTCTTCAAAGTCTGTTCGCACATCTTCTTCGTCATCGTCGCCATATTCGACTAGATCCATGCAAACACTAATCAAATGTTCTTGGATCAAGAGAATGGCGTCATCTGGCTTTTGCATCTGTTCCCCCTTGTGTTCGGCTCGTACCTAAGATACACTTTTCGTCTTAGAGCACACAACTAATTGTACTAGGAGATCATTATGGCACGCTCGGGCGCAGAAATCACGGTTAAAGGTAACAACGTCATTGACGTTGAATTGAAGTACGCCAGCAGTGGCACCGCAATGTTGAAGTTGCGACTGGCCGTGGAGAGGTGGCGACGCAAGGACAACCAGTGGGAAAAGACAAACACATCGTTTGTCAACATCCAGATCTGGGGTGACCTTGCTGAAATGACCGCAGGGATTGTTCAGAAGGGTATGCGCTGTGAAGTCAAGGGCTATCTGGAAGAGCGTTCTTGGGACGATAAGACCACAGGAGAAAAGCGTTACGCTACTCAGGTGGTCGCACAGGACGTTCTGATTCCTGTAGAAGACATCGAAAGCCTCGTCCGGGTGAAGCGCGAAAAGCGCGACGATGATAGTTCTGGTCGTCCAACCGTGCCGATGAAGACTCCTGAGGCACCTGCAACGGACCCATTCGATGAGGAATTGGACTTCTAGAGCATCTATTGATGTAAACTAATTTAATGCTAGAGGTCTTAAACCACACAGATGGTGACTATAAACAGGGCGGAGAACTGCCGTCCGTGTTTCCGAAACTCGTTTTGGAGACAACAGAACATCTTGACGCCCTAGTTGCCATCGGGGGATACAACAGAGACCCACGAGGGCATCGTCCTCATTATGTTATTGATCCAGTTGGATACAACATTTACAAGGTGTCTAATTCCCTATTTTCTGCAATAGGTACTTTTCACCCGACGATGCCACAACGAGTATCACGTTGTATTTTTGTTGCGATTTGCAAAGCGGAAGTACTCACCCTCACGGACGAAGAGTCTGTAAACACTGGTCGATTACTTCGTGCCCTATGCGATATTGAGGGTGTCCCTGCTATTGCATGGAGATCACAGCCGGGTGAAAAGATTGGTATTGATACTCTCAACCGGTTTGAAGGAATTATTGGGTGGAGTGCTTTTCCGTCATTTCCGGAGATTCAAACTCCCGGTTTCCTCAATTGGGCGAAGATCAATGATGGCCTACAGAACTACGACACACCCGAACGTTTAGGTATTTCTGGTTCTGGTGAAGTCGAAGTATTTGAAGTAGAAGCAGAAGTTGCAGTTGAAACAGCCACAGAGGATCTCAACGATCTCAAAGTCGCAGAACTTAAAGAGATCGCATCTGAATTAAATATTGCCTCTTTCTCAAGTATGAAGAAATCTGAACTCATAGACGCCATAACAGCGGCACGCTCATAGCGATCGCGATCGTGCGAAATCTATTAGTTGCAGTAGACACTAATTGAAATCAAATATGATGGTGTTCTTGTCTGCCAAGGCATGAATGAAGGTTTGGAGGGGGGAGCCGCCGAGTCATGCGCTTCCAAAATGCCCAAGGCTCCGCTAACTGCCCCCTCCATTTCTTAACCGTCAATCAGTTATCTCTTCATTCTCGTGAGTGATGAGGTCGTACTCATCGCCCATCACCGCCAAATGATTCATCCACTTTGTAAGATTTAGGATCTCTTCTTGGAGTGCTTCTAGACGGAGATTGGCGTTATCGTATTCAATAACATATGCAGCCCGATGCTCTGGGGTGCCGTGCTTGAAACGACTCATGCCTGTCTTGTCAAGGGTTTGGTTGTCCATGTTGTTCACCTCCTCTCCTGTTTCCTGATATTCCTGTACCTTCAGAGCAAAGAGTTCATCAGCCCGCTGATTCAACTCGTCCTCAATCTTTTCAGGGTTGGAAAGACACCTCATTCTGCCGTTTCCGGCTTCCTCCCTCACTTCCTTAATGGTTCTGATGGGAGCCATGGCCTTTTCGGCTAATTCCAAAACAGCAGTAGTTATAAGTGTTGCGATGTACTCAGGGAAAGTCTCAAATCGCTCATCCAACTCTGTTGCCATCTGCCACCAGACGCTCTCTTCGTGACGTTCTAACTCTTCATAAACGTCAGGATCTGGTGGTCTGTTATTCTCACCGAAATCCCAAGACCGATTGCGAGACAGCCAAGCCGTCGTCAGGTCAGCGACTTCACACGACGCGACCATGGACGAAATGGTGAGTTCATGATCCCGACGCATTACCGCTAACTCAAATCCCCATCCGTAGTTGGTTGAGTCTTGGCTTAATTCGCCATCAACGATCTCAACATCAAACCAGCAGGGCTGTTCTTCATTGCTCATAATCAAATCACCTTCAGTTAGCGAGGAGCGCAAATCTCGCGGATGGACAGCGCAAAAGACAGGAGCCGAAGAAGAGTCAAGCGGACTTCGGCATTGACGGCTTCTAGAAGGAAGCAACCCTTCTTGCCATCCCCGCTAAGGTGATTTAGAAGCACCATACCGACATTTGGTTCGAGATGCAACTAATCTTCGAAAGGTGCCACGCAAACGACTCTTCCTAGACATGACCGTCTTAGATGCGGCACGAGAACGACTCCGTCACGTTTACGACATTTTCGACACGGTTTGCGTTCAGTTCAGCGGAGGCAAAGACTCATCGGCTGTTCTGCTGCTGGCTAAAGAAGTCCACGAAGAACGCGACTTGGGGCCAGTCAAAGTTATTTTCAGAGACGAAGAGATGGTCTCCCCGTCCGTAATCCGCTACATGGAGTGGGTCAGAGACCTCCCGTGGGTAGACATGGAGTGGTACTGCCTTCCCATGGGACAAGAAGTTTGGGTTCTAGGTAGGCGTGAATACGTCCTTCTTTGGTCTGAACGAAGAAAGACAGAAGGACGCCTTGTCAGAGACATGCCCCCATGGGCTATAACCGCAGAACACTTTGGATTAACAAGTGGTGAAGTTGTGCCTGAACCTGTGGACTACTACACCATGCAGGGGAAAGAGGGACAGGTCGCCTTCCTGACCGGGATCAGAGCGAATGAGTCCATGATTCGGTATCGGTCAGTTGTGCAAAAACTCCATGAGAATTACATCAATCGTCCATATCGATTAAGCAAGGCGATACCGCTGAGATTGATAAAACCAATTTACGATTGGACCACTGACGATGTTTTCAAATATGTTTCTGTAGATAGCGATTTTCCATATTGTGAGTATTACGACTATGCCGCCATGTCAGGTGCAAACACGAGAGTTGGTATTCCGCTTCACTCTGTAGCCGCCCGGCGCTTAAACGATGTCGTCACTACGGAGCCAGAGTTTTATGACGACCTTTGTCGTGTGTATCCTCATATCGAAGCGCAAAGAAACTTGTGGAAAGACTTCGACATGGAACGACTCATCGCTTCATATGCAAGTAAAGAATGGGATGGAGTGCGAGCCTGCATAGCCGACAACATGCTGTCTGATGGCAAATACAAAGACGCAATGAAGTTCGCTGCGGCATTCAGAAAAAAAAGAAACAACGATCCTTACGGCTATCCGATAGACCACCTGATACGCACTTTGCTTCTCAACGAATTCCGACATTCAGCGCCATCGCCAGTTGGTCCTAAAACTCGCGCACATCGAATGCGCTTGGCTTCCCTGCAAGATGCGGACGACTTAGACAAAGTGGATGATTTGATATGAAAACAACAGTTAAACCAGAAAATCTTAAAACTCCCCACTGGAGAACAACCTATATTCTTCGACCAGATTTAACTGGCTTAATGGAATCAATCAGAACATTTGGAATCATGTATCCAATCATTGCCATGGAAGACGGCACAATTATTGATGGATACGCTCGTTGGGTTGCTGCTCACAAACTAGAACTGTCTGAAATTCCAGTTGTTTTCAAAGACTGCAATAAAGTAGAAGCAATCCTTTTGCACATACAACTCAATCGTTCCCGTGGGCAGGTGATCCCTTACAGGCTCAGCAAAGCGATTCGCTCTTTGAGTCTTGCCATGGACGAACGAGAGATTTTGAATGCTCTCAACCTGACGCCAGATGAGTTTGACATTCTTATCGACGGAACCCTCATCAAAAAACGAAAAGTAAAAGAACACAACTACAACAAGGCATGGATTCCCATAGAATCTAACGCTAGTGACGATTTTCAAATAGAAAGACCGCCAACACCTGATGCTTGATGAAACTTAATCTTGGCTGTGGAAACCATTTCCCTGAAGGATGGGTCAACGCCGACCTTGATTCGGAATGGCACCTAGAAGGAAAAAATGTTTCCCTTGTGCGGGGAGAACCGCTGCCTTGGGAAAACGACACCTTCGATCAAATACAGTTATTTCATGTAATGAACCATGTGCCATTAGACGAGATGGATGGTTTCTTGTCGGAAGTAGAACGAGTTTTAGGCTCAGAGGGACGCTTGCTGGTTGTTGACGAAAATTATCCCGACGGTGTCCCTGACTACAAAAAAGACGGCGTTGCTGATGGTCTTCCGGACAATGTGTGGATTGATGCGTGGCTCTGTTATGTAGGGTCATTGGAGATACTGCTACGTCAGGTCTTTCCTTACACTGAAACATTATGGGATGCCAAAGAGACGACAGCGAACCTGTCATTGGTGTCCGTTCATCAAGATGGTGTTCTTGTCTGCCAAGGCATGAATGAAGGTTTGGAGGGTGGATGGCTTGACTGGACCGATGACGACAAACGGACATGGGCCATTAAGGGAGTTGGAGCACACAGTTGCATAATCATGGCTCATGGCTGGTAAAAAACTCAATCACCACAACAACTGATGTGACCATCGTCGGCGTCCCCATCGACGGTCACATGATCGAAGAGGCGGAACGGCTGGCTGCCGAGGTTCCCCTGCTCCGTCATTCCATTCGGAAGGGTGAGGGGACGGTTTACGGGTTCCTCGGAGAGTTGGTGTTCTTACGCATCGTCGGGGGCCTCCATGAGAACACCTACGACTATGACGTTGTCATGCGAAGCGGTGTCAGGGTTGATGTGAAAACCAAGATGGCCACGTCTGCCCCACGCCCCCATTATGAATGCTCAGTTGCAGCGGCCAACACCAAGCAGGGCTGCGATGTGTATGCGTTTGTCCGGGTCATGAAAGACATGACGCAGGGCTGGTATTGCGGGGCGATGTTCAAGGACTTGTTCTTCGCTGAAGCACGCCCTATCAAGAAGGGCGACCTTGACGAGTCGAATGGCTGGGTGGCGTCCGCCGACTGTTTCAACGTCAGGATCGATGCCCTGACGTATTAGCGCCAGATCTGCACAGGAAGAGGACGGACGAAACGTCCTATCCGCCCACTTCCAACGTGCGGATTGTGCCACCTCCTAGCCTGCCAAGGTTCCGAAAGGAACCAACCTCGGGTTACAAACGAAATTGTACTAGGTGTGCATTACGAGGGCAGAAAGTCCTCTAGAAGACTTGCTACATTTATTTCCTCTACATCGCTCATAGTTCCATCTGTAGCAGCATCCACTATTACACGCTTGTAATTGATGAGTTTAAAGACCTCTTCATCAATGGTTCCTGCTGCTAAGGCATGTGTTATTTGGACAGACCCCGTAGTTCCTATTCGGTGTATTCGCGCAGAGACCTGATCAACATCTGCGGGCGTCCAAGGATGCTCTACAAAAAGCATGTCTTCTGCCGCCGTAAGGGTATGTCCAGTTTTCGCTGCTTGGATTGACAAAACAATGACAGGCGCTTCCTCTGCGCTCTGTTCCATGAACCGTTTTTTCGCTGATTGAACCTCATCAGCACTCATTCCGCCTTGGATCTTCAACCCTCCGTATTTATCAGCCAACAAATTGACGATTTCACGGTGATGAGCGGCAAGAACGACCTTGCGACCTTCATTGATTCGACTCTCTACCCATTCATCTACAGCCTTTAGTTTGGATTTTGCTGCTATCCGCTTAAGAACCGACAATTTGATCAGATGCTCGTGGGCTTCTGCTGCAAATTTCGCCTTCACCGCTGCGCTTCTGGGATCTTTTCCCAATTCCTTCGCTAGTTCAGCAGCGCGTTCGGCAACAAACTTGGCAATGTCTTCTTCTGCTTTACCATATTCGGCTAGATATTTGGGATCTGGATCAATTTTCCATTCCGAATGACGGATAGGTGGAAGGTCTTTAAGAACCTGAGATTTGGTTCGCCTGATATAACAGGAACCTCTGAGACGATCATTGAGTTCGTCAAGATTGCTGGCTCCATCAATGTGCCATTGATTGAACCTGTCCCTGAACGCTCCGCAATAACGTCTATAAAACGCCCAGAGTCCTCCGAATTCCTTAAGCCGTCCCACAATTTCTAATTGGGGACCGTATTCGGCGGGCCTGTTGGTGATCGGCGTCCCTGTGAGACACATCACAAAGCCATTCTTGGGAGCCGTTTTGGCAAGACTCAATGAACGTTTTGTTCTCTTGCTTTTCCCGTTCTTGAGATAATGACTTTCATCGAATATGTAAGAGGTGTAGCCCTTTAACTCTTCCGGATGGAAGTCGATGTTTGAGTAACCGACAATGGTGTAGTCGGCATCTTCTTCTGGAAAGTCAGAACGATTCACTACTCGCTTCCATGTTCTCGCAGGGAAGAACTTTTCAATCTCTGTCACCCAGTTCAACGCCAAGTTCGGTGGACACACGATCAGGCATGGGAAGGCATTTTCGTATTGGACACTGGCCAATGCTTGCAGCGTTTTTCCTAGACCCATTTCGTCTGCTAAGAAAACCTTTCTGTGCTTGACGATGTATTCAACGCCAGCCTTCTGATACGGAAGCAGTTCTCCTTTCAGGTCAGGAATTTCAATGTCTGCTTCTGTTGCACGAGATGCCGCAATCTTTTCTGCCTGCGACTCAATAACCTTGAGTTCCATAGACTGAAGATCTTCAGGAACAGTCAATTTGAAATTGGCGGCAAATTCCACAGCCTGAGAAAGACTAGATAAAGGTGCAATCCAAACTTTTTTCTTTGCATCCCATCTAGAACCAGCAAGCAGTTTAACTGCTGCAACTTTTACTGGATCGTAAGCAAATCTGATGTGAAGGCTTTCTCCCGATAGATCTATTCCTTGCTGTTCGTATGGATGATCCGGCAGATCCAAAGTCCGCAAGTCTGGATCAAGCCAGTAATCAAACTGAACAGCGTAAGCCTTGATTTGCTTGAGACTGGACACAGGCGTTCTCCACGCCTTGTTCAAACGATCCCATCTAGCGCCCGGAATTTGCTTGATTGCTAGAACTTCATTTGGGTCATAGGGGCTATGTAAAACTATTTCATCGTCGTTAAGGACGATTCGCTTCTCTTCCTCCATGGGTTCCATAATAACTTCGGAAAGGTTTTTCCGCAATACCCCTTGCGTCGATGGATCTCCCGAGATAGTATTATCTCAATCCCTTCGGGGTCTATACTAAGAGAGGTTGAAGACGAAAATGTCTCATGAACTAGAAATCAAAGAAGGAAAAGCGAGTTTTGCCTACCGCAAGCAGGGCGGAGCACCTTGGCATAGGTTAGGTGTAGCGGTAGACGGCTATCAGACTGCACCCGAAATGCTCCAGTTGGCAAAGGCAAACTACGAAGTGACCTTGCTGCCGGTGCAGTACACATCCCCCGGCGGCGACCTGCTGCTCATGGAGGACCGATTCATCACAGCACGAATCAATGAAGATGGCTCCTGTATTCCATTCGAAACAGTCAAGAATCGTTATCGGGTTGTTCAGAATGCAACAGTCCTAGACAAGGCATTGAACGTCTGTGGTGCATCTCACGGAGATGCCATCATGGACACCTGCGGAGTTCTTAAGGACGGTCGGGAGTTCTTCGCCACCATTGACCTTGGAACCTTGATCCTTGACCCCAATGGCGTATCTGATGAAATTGGTCGTTACCTCGTGGTTCACACCAGCCACGACGGAACCAGTCCTATCACCTACTCCTGCACCGATATTCGCGCAGTGTGTAAGAACACGGTTCGGATGGCTCAGGAGACGGCTAAGTCAACCTTGACCGCCCGACACACAGTCAATTACGAGCGTTCATTGGATGAAGCCAACGAAGTTCTTGGCCTTTCAAACGAATGGGCCAAGTCCTTCAGGATGAGTGCTGAGAGAATGTTGTCCGTTCCGATTCCTGCTGGCAGTCTAAAGATCGACAAGGTTCTGAATGGCCTGTGGCCTGACAAGGACGCAGACACCGACCGCAAGAAAGAGAACCGCAGCGCCACCATGTCTACAATTCGCGGCCTTTACGGTAGCAACAAGAATGCGAGTGGGTTCGGTTACAACGGCTGGAGCCTGTTCAACGCCGTAGGCGAGTACTACGACCACCATTGGTTCGATGACGCGAAGAAGAATGCTGCTGCATCCATGCAGATCGGTAACAAGTCGCACCTCATGAAGGTGAAAGCAGCGGACCTCATTCTGAATCTCGTCTGATGGACGACGATTGGCCGGATACGGACGAAGGACCGACCACGCCTAAAGAACGTATAGAACAGTTCTTAAGCGAGGTTACTGATTATCTAAATCCTGACGCCCTGAAGTTCGACGGTTTCAATGATTGCATTATTGGTGTTGGGAATCAGTTTTCCAAATCGCCGGTTTTGATCTATGACGAAATGTTGATCTTTGATCAACTAGTCGAAAGCGGGCTGGAACCAGATGAGGCGTGGGAACATCTGTCCCACAACATCGCAGGTGCTTGGGTGGGAGAAGGCACTCCGATCATCATGAGTCATGTCAATGATCATTGATCTCAACGAATGGGAATGGGTACACGCCCTGAACGTCGGTAACATGCGGTTTACCGCCAATTGGGGCAAGCAAGATGCTGCTCATTACGATAAAAAACGAATGGAAGACGACCGCACAGCCCAACAGCGTGCGTGCGTTTGCGAACTTGCAGTAGCAAAAGGAACTAATCGATATTGGTCAGGAAGCGTATGGCCAAAAAGCAAACACGATTGGTTCAAACGCAGGATCGCTGATGTCGGTTACAACATTGAAGTTCGTTGTGTACGAACCCAAACCGCTGCTGCGGTAAGGGAATACCAACTAGGACAAGACCTGCACCTGTTTGTTGCCCGCACTACCACACCCGAACTAACCCAAGCGGAAATTTTAGGTCATTTAGATTACGACACGGCGTGGGAACTAGGAAGCACACCCCATTACATAGATCCCGCCACAGAATCAGAAGGGAGCCGAACAAGGGTTGTTTCGGCAGAACATTTGCTTGAATGGAAACCCAAACAAGTTGTTCAATAAATAAAATGAAACACATCATCCACGTTCATCAACAGAAACTGAAAAAGGGTGAACCTGCAATCATCGACAGAACATACAAAGGTTCGACACACCTGACAAGAGTCAGGATTGATGGTCCTTGTGAGATTGTTCATTCACAGACACCCGACCATTGTGGTGCCCGTATCTGGATAGAAACACAGGGACCAGTAACACACATTGCTAACGATTGGTGCGAAAACTAAAATGCCAGAACTAAGCCCTTATCGGGGATACATCAAATGGACAAAAGAAGATTTTACTAAACATGGTTTTCTTGCTACTTACGCAATAGGTGAATGTCGTTGCGATCCTTGCTCGGAACATTGGCAAGAATGGGTAGACGATCACGCCGCACATCGGACAAATCTTAAACATAGTGATCAGGATTAGAAGATGAGAAAGGAAATAGGAAGCATGTGTGCTGGAGTAATTAAAAGTTCCGTTACGGACGATGTTGGTTGGCACGGCTGGGAGGACATTTGTTCTCAGCATGGGGCCATCAACTGTGGCTGTGAAAAAACAACCGAAACCGAATGGCCAGAACCGACAGAAGATGAAAACGAACCTTTTTAAGACCTGCCAACCTACTACTGATAGTAGTGATAGCCTCTGATTGGGAGGTTAATCCAATGAACTGTCCCGTATGTGAAACAGACCTAACCGACAAGGTGCATCACGCTTCTGAAACTGGCATGTGGCAGTTTTGTCTAGAGTGTGATTGCGGCGCTCATTTCCTGTGGCGTCAAAGCCGACTACGGCCAATTAGACGTTCGGACTATAATCCCGAAGTCGTTGTCTCGGCGTAATCCTCGGATTCCAATGTCGGCGTAACAAGCGTCGCTCTTGATCGGTGGTTCCGCCCCAAATGCCAATCTCATTGTTGACTATGGCATAATCAAGACACTTAGCCTGAACCGGACAAGAACGACAAATGCCGTAAGCGTTTTCTCTACGTTGACGTTGATCTTTATCTTCTCGGTAAATGAAGAAAACACGAGTGTCCGTGTCTTTACAAAGAGCCTCTTCTGTCCAGTCTCCTTTAGACACTCATCTACCGCTTTCTACATGTTCTACATGTTCTACATGTTCTACATGGAGGTGAATTCCAGCACCACAAATGGCCATTCGTCGTCGTTCCCGCGCCGCATCAAGGTTGGCCATTCTCTTTGGTCTCTCATTCCTCTGTAGTGTCGGACTTCCAACATATTAGGGTCTGTGGGATCAGGAGAGATGGATATCCCGAACTCGGACCATCTGCTCCAAACAGCAGAACCGAACGGTCTTAAATCTCGGCTGTTTCCTGAACCTAGTGGAGCGTGATGCTCCAACCACAAGGCACACCCATATTCATGACGAATGTAATCTAGGAATTTAGCCATTTCTGTTGTTACAGATTCAGAAGTCCGTCCGCCGGGATCAATGAATGCCTTGTACAAGGGACCAAGCACCAACAACTCAGGTTGAGTTTCTTCTATCCATCCAATAAGTTTGTTGCGATCATTCACTTTCAACAGGTCAAGGCCATCAGGTTTGACGACAAGGTGGGCAACCATGTCGTTGGCTTTGCCAAACTGTTCTATTCGGTCATAAATGCGGCGTGCTGTCCGACGAATGATTCGTTCTGGATTTTCTAGATCTACGAACAAAGTACGAACTGGTGGAATTTTATCTCGTCGGAAAGGATGTATTCCTGCCGCTGACATCAAAGCAACCTGTCTGGCCAAAAACGTTTTACCAACACCTTCGGCAGCAACAACGATGACTCGTTCTCCCCTTTCCAAAAGATTAGGGATAAGCCAATCGTAGGAATCGGAAGACTCTTCACTGAGCAATGTGGCCCAATCCACCAGCCTGCCCTTGCTTTCTAGGGAGACTTCTTCACCGTCAGCGAATCCATCCAATAGCCGCTTCGCCTTATTCACTCTTTGAGCCAAAGAGGCACTGTGGTCCATGGACATCAAAGCCTCAGCGAAATCTGTGAACTCATCTCTAATTTCGCCAGTTACTAGTTCAAGATCACTTATTTCTAAACCTTGGCCAATGTGATCAGAAACATCCTTACCCCTAGCAGGCTTTTTCACTACGACCTTTGCGTTCACCTTGCGTAATTCCGATGCAACGCTGCTTGCGTGGACTTCTCCCGCTTGATCATTGTCTTGAATGATTACGATTTTTCCACCAGCAAGCGCCGCCGTATGGGCAGGTAGCCATTTGTTTTGACCCTCGTCGCCAGCACCACCCGGATTACAGGTAGCAACTTTGCCTAGTCGCTCCAAGGTGTGTACGTCTTTCTCACCCTCTACGACATAAACAACTTTGTCATTCGCAATCTGCTCAAGAACTTCAGGAAGTTTGTAGAGGGGCTTGTCTATTCCCTGTGTGCCCCATTTCCATTCGTTGTCTTCCCAGCGTTGTTGACGGAAAGTTTTCTTGCCGTCCTCATCCCGCATACGAAGAACTTGCATTACGTTTTGCCCATCAGCATTTTTGTAAACGTAGGTGTCTTCTAATTTCATTTTTGCCTTAAACTTTTCCCCTGAGTCTGGAAATAACTCGTTGGGCTGAAGACCGATAGAATCACAAATCTCTTTGAAGTCACAACCACCACCCCTATGACAGTTCATAAGAACTTGACCTTCTCGGCCAAGCCCTATTGTAAGAGAGGGATTTTGATCATCTTCCCTGCATGGACAGGCGGCTACCCAGCCTTGCCCCGATGATTGAACTTTGTTGAGACGAGAAAGAA